TACTTTAGAGATACAAGAAAATCCTTACAACTATTTTCTACAAGAACTAAACGGAATCGAGAGCTTGACAAAGCGTTAATAAGTGTTACTATTGAAATATGAGATTTCAACCATCAATACTTTACACAGAGAACAATAAGTACAAAAAACTTGTTTATTCAGACTACAAGTTGTTGAAGAAGCATTTAAAGAGTGTAATTCAGCAGAGTGATGAAGAAGTTACTGTTTCACGTAGCAGGAGAGGAGAATGGGGTGAGTGGTATGAGAAGTGGGTACTTGACAGTAAGGGAAAGCCTGTAAACACGTCAAAAAACAATATTGGGATGAACCTAGTTTGGATAAATGTAAATTATACGACCATTGGGCTGACCATGTAAGAAACAGTCGATGGAAAGATGTTAATCCTGAAAAAGGAAATGGACAGTGTGGAGATAATGCTGTTTTGTTTGAAGAAAAGCCACCATCAATATTTCACAGAGCTAAGGTTAGGGTATTAGAAACAGAGATAGTGAAAGAAAAGAAAGAATTTAATTTTGATACTAATGAAGTAAGAAAGATGTATATTTGGATGGAGTAAGGATGAACGAAAGAATATTTTTTGAATTAGAAGATGTTGAAGATTATTTTCCTTTGCCTTGGGAATGTTATATTTCAGTGGAAACTAAAAATGGGGCAAGGGTTTTTGTAAAGAAAGACAAGAAAACTCATTACAGTCAAACAGACTTCTTTAATTTCTTACAATTTGAGCTTTATCAGCTTGAAAAATGGAGTAAAGTTAAACATATAATTTATCACACACCTTTAAAGCATACAGTAGCAATGGAGATAGTAAAATGTTAGACAAAATAGAAACTTTTATTGAAGTAAGTGAAAATCAAAAAGAATTATTGGTAAAAGACTTTTTGAAGTATTACCAACACGGTCAGATTTTCTCTGCAACTAATCAACTTACAAGAGAAGAATTTTACATATTTGACAAAGAAAATAGTAATCCTATACTTATACCTATAAGACTTGGTTTGGAATATTCGGAAGACTATTATAGAGGAGGCGTAAGGGGTGTAAATTTCGATATTATTAAAGATTTAGTTGAAGTTCACGCTTTGACTGACGCAATAAAAATTGCAAAAGATTTTAGAAAAGACATAAATAATCAAGGATATACAGGATTAAGTCACAGATTTAGAAAAGTGAATTATTAAAATGTTAGGTAAAATTCCTGATACATGGAACAAAAATATGACAAAAGAACAAATGGCATGGAATAGTACACAGCTTGTACGAGAGTATGCTAATCAAGCACATGCAGACACAAATCAGATGTATGCAAAGATTTATCCATATGCTTTGCATTTGAATTGGGTTAGTAATACTGTTCGACGTTTCAATATTTATCTTGAGGAAAATGAACTGTTGGAAGCATACTGTACCGCTCCTTTACATGATGTGATTGAGGACGGACGTTACACATACAACAACGTTATAGACCTTTTAAAAGAAGCAAAGATAGTAGATGCTAATTTGAGAGAGCGAGTTGCTGAAAACGTGATAGCATTAACTGTAGATATTAGAGGTCGCACTAGAGCAGAAAGACAGACCGAAGAATATTATGCTAACTGTAATAAAACCAAAGTAAGAAGATTCATTAAAGCTGCTGACCGTTTCGCAAACATGGAGTATGGCAGTATTTTAGGTGGAAGTATGTTAGAAAAATATAGAAAAGAGAATGCAGGTGAAAATGGTTTTCTAGCTAAACTTAACGTAAAGGAATTTACATTAATGTATGAAAAATTCTTAACTTTTTAAACACCATTATTTAAAAGTTGCTTTAATTTGGAAAGTAGGAGATTACGAAGTTACTGTAGACGATAACGACCCTGAAGCTTTAGAAATATACTTAAAAGAAGTAAGCAATCCTAAAGTTCCTAAGCATCCATTGTTAGGTGATTATTTGGGCAAAACTTTAAATATCAATGAAATACCTGATGGATTGTTTTTAAGGTTTTGGCTTAGTACTGATAAAATTTATCAGAAAGTTTGTGGTGGTGTAATTAGAGTAAATCACACAGATGGTGGTGAAAAGTTTGTACCTTATTCAGAAAAGGAAAAAGCTAAGTTTGTAGTAATAGATTATGAAGGATAAATGGTCAGATAAATACCCCACTGAGGTAGGTTGGTATTGGTGTTTTGGTAACTATTTGGGCAACAAAACCATTACTGAATGGGCAGAGAAGTTGCACATGGTTCCTGTACAAGTAAGGAAAATAGCTAATGGATTCATTTATGTAGGAAACGGAACTATGTTATATGAATCTGAATGGAAAGGTTATTGGATTAAGGCTGAGGTTCCAACACCTTGTGATTTTGACCACAACGGTGAGTGTCTGAAGTGCGATGAGCCAGCATACGGTTGCCCACTAATAAACAAATGAATTATAAATTAGATGAATACGGAATTTGGGAAGCCAAAGGTGAAGACCCTAATGCAGACTTTGGTGGTTTACACAGTTGTCCTAGTTTAGGTTTTTATGAAGGAACTTATCAAGAAGTCCTAAACTACGCTCAAACTTTGAAAGGGTGGACTTGTTGGGGCAGAGGTGGACATTTAAATAAAATCAATGTAACTAAAGTTGATAAAGAGTCCGTAGAGAAAATAATGGCTTTGAAAGCACGTAAAGTGACTTTAGAGCAAGAACTTGAAAGAATTAAGGATGAACTAGGTATATGAATCAGGAAGTAAAAACAAAGTGGCTAGAAGTCTTAGAAAGCGGAGCATATCCTAAAGCGGTAGGTTGTTTACAGACTATTAAAGGTGAATATTGTTGTTTAGGAGTACTTACAGACCTTTACATTAAAGAAACAGGTCAAGGTCATTGGGAAGATGCAGGAGATACAAGAGTATTTAATGGTGAAGAAGAACTTCTCCTGCCTGTTGAAGTACAGGAATGGGCAGAATTAGATTCAAATGACCCTTATATAAGATATGAAGATACTGACTTTGATTCTTTGTCAGAACTTAATGATGATTCTGTAACTTTCGAAGAAGTAATAGTAGTTATTAGGGAACAACTTTAATATGAATGAAGAAATAGAAAGATTGCTTAATAAAATAAATTGGGAAATGTTTGTAACTTTAAGAGAGACATATCTTTCTGCACGAAGACTGAGTTACACTTCTTTTAACGCCCAAGAACTTAAAACTATAGCTAAAAAACTTTTAGAGAGTTTAGATAAAGAAAATTTAAAGTCTACTAGAAGTGCTTGTCTGTTAGCTTCTAAATATACAGAGGAATTTGGAGTTGTTATTTATAGTTTAGAATTTTGTGTTGGTGAAGAGGTCTATGCTTAAACTAAGAGCCAAAAATAAAAATCAAAAGTTCAATGAATTTCTGTTTGATACGCAAATTTTAACAATACCTGACGTAGTATTGGCAGGTGGAGCTAATAGAACTTTTGTTGATGTTACTGAAGAAATTAATGACTATGATATATTCTTTATTGGAACTGAACCTAAAGAACGCCTATTAAAGTGGGCTTCGCAGTATGAGAACATTTTTACATGTCCTGACGGTTTTCTTTATAGTTACGAAACTCCCTATGGAAAATTACAAATAGTTTGCCCAAAAATATATAGCTCTATTGGAGAACTTTTAGATACTTTTGATTTAGAACCTAGTAGATTTGTGTATGATGGAGAGTTTCTTTATACTTTTAAAGAGGCTATTAAGAGTGTAAAGAAAAAAGTTCTTAAAATACATAAGATAACTTATCCTTTAGCAACAATGAATCGTATTTTCAAGTATAGAACATACGGTTATAATACATTCATGGCAAATGAGCAATTTGTTAGAGCTTTGGCAGATTCTGAGCAAGTATTTGATGGGGAAAATTTATATAGAAGATATATAGATTAGCCTATAAATATTGACATGAAAAGTGTTGGTATGATATCATGTAAACATGATTGACTATAAGTTACATGAAGAAGTAAAAACACAATTCCTTAAAAAGTATCCAAAACTTTTTAAAGACATACATCCTGCAAATTTTGATTTACCTTTTGGATGGATACCAATTTGTAATGAACTATTTAAAAAACTTGATGAGTTTGATGTACAAATCTTCCAAGTAAAACAAAAAATGTCAACCCTTAGAGTTTATTTGGAACGAGAATCCTTAAGGGGAATTAATGAAAATGGACAAGCAGAAATATACGCCATAGTTACGGATGCAGAACAAGAGGCATTACAAACTTGTGAATGGTGTGGCGAAAGTCCTGCTAAGAGTTTTGATGGAGGATATATTTCTAGGTCTTGTGATTCTTGCATAGAAGAAATTAAGAAAAAATGGAAGAAACAGTAAAAACTTTAGAAAGAATACAGTTTGATAATTTTGCTTTTATTAAAAATAAAATGAAAGAAAAAAAACTTACTTATAAGGATTTAGGTAAAATATTAGGGGTAAGCAAACAATCTATACACAAATCGTTGAACAATAAAAATATTACATTAACTAATCTATTAAAAGTTTGTAAAATTATTGAAGAATATCAATTTAAAAGTTGACTATTTGTGTTTAAATTTGATATTGTATACTTTATGAAAGCAATTTATCAAATATTAAACAAAGTTAATGGAAAATTTTATATAGGAAGTAGTAAGAAAGTAGAGCAAAGACTTCGTGACCATATAAATAAACTACGATTAAATAAAAATAATTGTGGAATAGTACAAAATGCTTGGAATAAGTATGGAGAAGAAAATTTCGAGTTTATAGTTTTAGAATACGTTGAAAATGAAGAAAAATTAATTGAAAAAGAACAATACTACCTAGATACATTAAAACCTCACTACAATATAAGAAAAGTAGCTGAATCTAATAGAGGAGTAAAACGTACACCTGAAGCTTTAATTAAATTCTCAATATCAAATTCCAAACCTGTAATTCAATACGATTTAGAAGGAAATTTTATAAAAGAGTGGAAAAGTGTAAAATCAGTAGCAAATAGTTTAAACGTCAGTGCAGGAACGGTGTCAGGGTGTTGTAATGGTAATCAGAAAACTTGCAAAGGATTCATCCTAAAATTCAAAGATAATCACATAGAATATAAAGGTTCTAAACATAAAAGAAAATTTACTGATGAAGAATTTAAAGAATTTAAAATTAATAGAACCGCAAAACAATACAAAATCCATTTTAACGGAAAAACAATTACAATAACTAATTTAAAGAAATTTTGTGATAAAGTCGGTATAAAACATAAAACTGTATTATCATATTTTAGTAGGTGTAAAACAGATTTTTATAAAACAAAATATTGTTATTATGAAATAGAACGTTTAGATAAATTATATATTTAGAGATAAAAGATAATGCAAGAACTACAAGATGAAATTGTTGAATGGGCATCTAAAAAATTTGGGCAAGAAAATCCTATAGAATCTGTCCTCAAACACCTCATAGAAGAAGCACAAGACCTTTTAAAAGAACCTTATTCAGCTATTGCATACGCAGATGTACTCATTCTTCTATTGACAGCAGCACACAAAGCAAAGTATAATGTAGAAGAACTAGAAACTGCTATTAAAACTAAAATGACTTTGAATAAGGCAAGAGTATGGCAAAAACCTGATGCCCAAGGAATTACACGTCATAGCACAGAATAATCATGGAAATTAAAGACTACCAAGAAGAAATTAGCCTAGAACTTTTTTATAAAATTGTTGAGCTTTCCAGAGAAGCTTTGTTGGTTTACGGAGAAGCTGAGTTGTCTGAGTATATTCTCGGCATAGCTGGCGACTATAAAAGTAAAACCTTCGAATTTACAAGACGTGTAATTAAAACACAACTTGCGGAATACATGAAAACTGTGGAAGCACAAATGGAACAACAGGAAACAGAAGAAGAAAAGGATATATTTAAAAAACTTCCTGTAAACTAATATGAAACTTAAAAAGCCACAAAATTTATCTCCTACTACAGGAGATAATATCTTAGACAGTCTTTTACAAATATCTTCAGACGTTAAGGATGCTTGTGATGAACTAGCTACAGTAGCTGTAGACTGTGCTTCTAAGAAAGATAAACTTAAACGAGCGGAAGCTAAAGCTCTACTCAACAATAGAAATAACGGTAAATCACAAGAAATTAGAGCAGCTTTTGCAGATGCAGAATTTGCTGATGAAAGATTAGAATTCTATAAAGTAGAAGCAAGAAAAGAAGTTTTAGTAGAAACTATTAAAACACTGAGACAAATTTTGTCTGCACACCAAACCTACGTCAGTAGCCAAAAATCAGTAGCAGAACTGTTAGGTTACGGACAAACAAAAGATTAAAGATGAATATAGAAGAAATTAAAGTAACACTTGAATCTTTGAGCACTAACAAGTTTGAAAACTTAAGGCTTTACATGAAAGAAAATAACATAACTTATACTTCTCTAGGTACTGCTTTAGGAATTACTCGTCAAAACGCTTTTAATTTACTTCACGCTAAAAACATGACTGTTAAAAGCTTAGTAAGTGTAGTTAATGCATTAAAAAATCTAAGCACTTAATTTTAAAATTTGACTTACAAATAATGAAATTGATAAAATGTATTTATTATGAAATGCATTTATCAAATATTAAATAAAGTTAACGGAAAATTTTATATAGGAAGTACCAATAATTTTAAGAGACGTAAAAGTTCTCACTTGTGGCCCTTACGTAATAATAAGCATAAATGTCCATATCTACAACATGCATGGAATAAGTACGGAGAAGAAAACTTTGAATTTCTTATTCTAGAACAAGTAGAAAAATTAGAAGACTTAGTTACAATAGAACAATACTATTTTGACACTTTGAAACCTGAGTATAACATATTGAAAATAGCAGGTACTTCTATTGGACACACGTTTAAGAAAACAAAAGAAGCAGTAGAAAAAACTGCTTCTAAAAGACGTGTAAAAGTGTTACAGTATGATTTAAATGAAAATTTAATAAAAGTTTGGGATTCAATAACAGAAGCATCAAAAACTTTAGGACTGCCTTTTGCATGTATAGTAGCTTGTTGCAAAGGTACACAACACACTACAGGAAACACTATATTCAGATACAGAGATAAAAGGTATAAAAATTACCATATTCCAATACGACCAAAAACTAAAAAAATTACAAAACAATAAAATGGATATAGTTTTAACTACAGAAATTATAAATGACGCATATACAGAGTACGTTTACCAATGTTTTGACATACAAAATACGGAAAATACAAATACAGTCATAGAAAATAATTTAATACTACCAAAAAACTTTAATATAGGAATTATAATCGGAAGGTCAGGAAGTGGAAAAAGCACAATACTTAAAGAATTAGGAAACATAAAAGAACCTAAATTTAGTTCAAGTAAAGCTTTAATAAGTGAATTTCCTAACCTAACACCTGAAGAAACAGCACAACTTCTTTCAAGTGTTGGATTAGCTTCTGTACCAACATGGTTAAGACCTTATAACAATCTTTCTAATGGCGAGAAATATAGAGCAGAATTGGCAAAGATTCTTTCTGAAGACCAAGAATTGTATTTGATTGATGAGTTTTCAAGTGTGTTGGACAGAAATGTAGCTAAAAGTGTTTCAAACGCTTTGCAAAAATATGTTCGTAGAACAAATAAAAAAATAATCCTTGCCACACCTCACGAAGATGTGTTAGAATATATAAAACCCGATTGGGTTTACTCAACAGAGACTTGCCAACTTGAAAAAGTTGGCTTACTTTGGCAAAGACCAAAGATTGAACTTAAAGTACAGCGTTGCAACTATGAGGCTTGGGACTTATTCAAACAGCATCATTATCTAACTCCTGACTTACATAAGTCTACTGCTAGATTTTTAATTACATGGAATGATAAGCCTATAGCATTTTTGGCTACGTTAGATTTTCCTAACCTTGGAACACCCTCAAAGAGAGTTACACGTTTTGTAGTGTTACCTGACTTTCAAGGTCTTGGTATTGGAAAAACTGTACTCACATATTTAGCAGGGTTGTATAGAGAAGCAGGATATGTAACTTATATTAGGACAGTTAACCCTGCTTTGGGTGAGACACTTTTGAAGGATAAAAATTGGGCAACTAAAAAAGAAAAGAAAAAGAAAGACCGCAGTAGTAATGATAAATACACAAACGATAAGAAATTTATTTCAAAGTATATTTTAAATCGTCCTAGTTATTCAGCTAAGTATGTAGGAGAAGGTGTTAAGGAAGACCTTAACATTGTCAAAAAGAAAAACAAGGAATTATGAAACTCAAGAAAACGTTAAGAAAACAAAAAATAGAAAATCCTTTTCGTGTTCCGAAACCTTTTACTAACCCTGATACTAGATGTAGAATAGATTATGGATTCGTTAATGAGTGTATGGATAACTATAAGGTTATTATTGACGCTGATAGAGAAGTAACAGAATTTTGGAAACAGGTAGAAAAGAACGTACCTTATCCAGACAAGTTTGATGACAGTATTTTAGAAGTTTGGTATTTCACTGAAAAGTGGTTGCCCAAACTTAAGAAATGGGCAGTTAAATATTTTGATTCCGTAACATTTAAAGATTATACACAAGAAGGAAAAGCAGTTAAACTCAAATGAAAATTAAACACGTAACTCAAGAAGATACACTAGGTTGTGGAATAGCAGTACTTGCGATGGTAACAGGACGCACTTATGAGGAAGTATATGCAGATTTTGTTCAAGATGTAGGAAAGGAAGGACTAACTCTAGAACAGATTATGGAATATTCAGGCAATGCTGGATTTAGTATTATTCATAAGTATATCACACATTATGCTGACATTAAGTTTGGACGAGAAGAAATATTTACTCCATTCGCTCCTGTACACATAGTAAGACTTAAACAATTTTTTGATGCCAACATAGGACATTTAGTAGTTATGGATTCTGAAGGAAAACTTTTATGTCCATCAAATCAAAGTGAAGAAGATATTAGAAATTCCTATGCAGTTACAGATGTATTAGGCTTGTACCCATTAGATTATTTCAAGGAGTTTAAAGATGAAAGAATACGTAATAACTCAAATTGAAGAATGTTCTGAGTGTAAGGGTAAGTATTCAGAAATAAGAGAAAGCATACCAGACAGAAGAGGAATAACTTTCCCTGAAGTATGGAACTGTAGTTATTGTCACGAAGGAAAAGTTAGAACACCAATATCTTTGGAAGATGCTATTCTTGATTTGTTAAATTCTAGTAGTAAAGTTAGTGCGTGTGTTTACCGCATGTATCCATAAAAGTAAATGAAATTAAAGAAACCACAAGAAACAGATTTTAGTGTGAACATTGATGAAGTCTTACCTTTACTTAATAAAGTAAAGAAAATGGGCAGGAATCAATTTCAAGCAGAGTGTCCATCACACCAAGATGACACTCCAAGTCTTTCTGTTGGTTCTACCACAGACGGTAAAGTTCTTCTTCACTGTCATGCAGGTTGTTCTTATTTAGATATAATTACTGAACTAGGACTTTATAAAGAACCTACTAATCCACAAAAAAGAGAAATTAAAGAAATTTATCCTTATGTGGATGAAAATGGTGAACTACTTTATGAGGTAATTAGATTCGAACCTAAAGCTTTTGGACAAAGACGTAGTGATGGTGCTGATGGATACATATGGAATTTGAAAGGAGTTCGTAGAGTTCTTTATCATTTGCCACAACTAATAAATTCCGAAGAAGATTATGTATTTATAGTTGAAGGTGAGAAAGACTGTCACACTCTTGAAAGTTTAGGATTTATAGCTACCACAAACAGTGGTGGTGGTTCTAAATGGAACAAAGAATTTAACAAATACTTTAAAGGTAAAGATGTAATTATTCTTCCTGACCAAGATAAAACAGGTGAGGAACACGCAGAGATTGTAGCAAAGAACTTATATCATACAGCTAATTCTGTAAGAATAATTAATCTACAAGGACTCAAAGAAAAACAAGACGTTACTGATTGGGTAAATCTTGACCCTGAATCTTCTGTAGAAACTTTGAAAGTTTTAGTAGGTGATTCAGCACCTGTAGAGTTTGATGAAGATGAATTAGACATTGATAATTCTTTACCTTCATCTCTTGATTCAGAGGAAGCTATTATTGGGGCAATTTTTTCTAATCCTAAATTAGCTTATGAAGTATTTGAAACTTTAGAACCAAAAGACTTTTTTAATAATAAAACTAGAATCATTGTCCGAGCTATCTTCACATGTTTTAATGATAAAACAGCGTGTGACTTAGTTACCGTTTCCGATACATTAAGACGTGAAAAGAAACTTGAAAATATTGGTGGACTTAAGTACTTAAAAGAACTTAAAGATGCAATTTCCGATATACTTAATCTACATAGTTGGATTTCAATTGTAAAAGAAAAGTCTGATTTTAGGTTCTTTATTAAATTAGCTAATAAATTAGGGAAAGAAGCACAAGGTGAAGGAAATAATCCTGAAGCTATAGGTGAAGAAATTGTATCAGCTATTTCTAAACTTAAGTCTGCTAATAAAGATAATGTCACACATTTAAGTTCAGGAGTATTTGATGTTCTAGATAAAATTAGAAATCAAGCTGAGAACGAAATAACAGGATTTAGAACAAACTTTGTTGAACTAGATGAAATATTAGGTGGACTACAAAAAACAGATTTGATAATTTTAGCAGCTAGACCTTCAATGGGTAAAACTGCTAGTGCATTTCAAATTGCATATAATGTTGCAAAACAAGGAATAAAGACTTTGTTTTTTTCATTAGAAATGAGTAAAGAACAATTACTTATGCGTATCTTATGTTCTGAAGCAAGAGTTGATTCAATCAACTTAAAGAACAACAACTTAAGTGCTTCAGATTGGGAAAGAATAGCTAATGTAATACCTGACTTACAAAATGCTAATTTCTTTGTAGATGATACACCTGCAATAACTTTAAATCACGTTCGTAATAAGTTAATGAAAGCTGTAGAAGCTGAAGAACCTTACGAATTTATAGTGATAGATTACTTACAGTTAATGACTAGTTCAGTTGGAGGTAGTAGACAAGAACAAATATCACAACTGTCTAGAGATTTAAAATCATTAGCTAAGGAATTTGGTATTTCTGAATTAGTTTTGTCACAAATGTCTAGAGCAGTAGAATCAAGAAATCCTCCAATTCCTGTTATGTCAGACTTGAGAGAATCAGGTTCAATTGAACAAGATGCGGATGTTGTAGGCTTTCTTTACAGAGAGGATTATTACCAAGAAGACACTGAAAGAAAAGGTATTACAGATTTTATTGTAGCTAAAAATAGAAATGGACCTACAGGAACAGTTAATTTAGCGTTTATAAAGAAATTTACAAGGTTTGATAATTTATTTCTTTTTGAACCAAATATAAGAATATGAAAACTTTAAGGTAGTATGTTTTAAAATTTGACATCAACTCTCTATTTTAGTTATAATGCCCGTATGAAACTAATAAATGAAACCGTCAATAAATACGGAAGATTGAAACCTGTAGAATTGATTAGAAAAGAAAAGAAAAATTTTTGGAAATGTGTGTGCGATTGTGGTAATACAAAACTAGTAACACAAGGCAATTTAAAAAGTGGTGCAATTAAAAGTTGTGGGTGTTTGTTCTTAGAAACTGTGAAAAAGTATTATGTAGATACATCACAATTTGTAGACATAAAAAAAGAGGAAATTTCTTATATTTTAGGATTTTTGTGGGCAGACGGTAATGTTCGTAAAAAAAATAAAAATTCTAACCATACGATATCTTTGGAAATAAAAAAAGAAGATATGTTAGAGATACTACCTATTTTTAATTCTGTAGGAACTTGGGCTTTATCAGAAAGAACACGACAAAGAACTAGTGAAGGAAAAAAAACCATTAGCAATTGTTTAAGTATAACAGATAAACAACTGTGGGAGACATTAGTTGAATATGGATTCTCTGATAAATCAACAATGTCTGCATCATATTTATTAGAAAACATACCTGAACTTTTACATCCTTATTTTTTTAGAGGATATTTTGATGGAGATGGTTCCATAAGTCTTAAATATAAAGATTATCCTTCTTTAAGTTTTTCTGGAAGTCATAATCAAAATTTTAGTTTTATTTCAGATAAATTTAAAGACCTAGGAATAAGTTGTTATGAAAGAGTAATAAAAAGAAAGGTTAAAGATAAGTACCATAAAAGTAAAGTATTATATTCTCACGGAAGAAAAAATGCGTTAATATTTTTTAATTATGTATATAAAGATAAAAAATCTATGGGATTGAGTAGAAAAAGAATAGATTTAGAAAAAGCTTTAGTTGTAAAAGCAAGAAAAAACGAAAAATTAATTACTTTTAAAGGAAAAACACAAAATATAACTAAATGGAGTAAGGAACTGGGGTTTAATAGAAGCACCTTAAGAAAAAGAATAAAACTAAATATACCATTAGACAGTAAATTAAGATAGAAGTTATGAAAATTTGTATGTTAAGTGATACTCATACGTATCACAAACAAGTAGAAATGCCTGAAGCAGAAGTGGTTATACATTGCGGAGATTATACTCACACAGGAGAAACACATGAAGTCATAGATTTTTTAAATTGGTTTGGTAATCAAAAATCAATGTACAAAATTTTCATAAATGGCAACCATGAAAAGTATGTAGCAAAAATGGGAATCACTAAACAGATGGTAGAATCTCACAATAAATACCATATGACTAATATTATTTATTTAGAAGATTCTGAAGTAGTTATAGACGGTATTAAATTTTATGGTTCTCCTTGGACTCCTGAATTTTTTCCTGAGCATTGGGCATACCAACTTATGAATGATGGACATGCAGACAGTGTTTGGAGAAAAATTCCTAATGATGTGGACGTATTAATTACACATGGACCTGTGTTTGGCAAGCTAGATAAGGTTAAACCTTTTGCAAGATATGATAAAGAAAATGCGGGATGTCCAGTTTTACTTAAAAAAATTTTAGAAATAAAACCTAAAATTCATGTAGCAGGTCACATTCATTCAGGAAACGGAGTAATACAAGGTGTTAACACACTTTTTATCAATGCCTCAATGTGTAACGAAGCATATAAGGTAAATGGCAGTCCTTATATCGTAACAATAGACGAATTAACAAAGAAAACAACACTTATATCGTAATAATAGAAAAAAAAAAAAAAAAATATGAACTTAGTAGACGCAATTAGAAAGGGTAAAAGAGATTG